ACGTCAGCTAATAATCCAGCATCGTTAAGATTTTCTGTCTTATTAAAAAGTTTTTTCTTCTCAGCAAGTGTTATTGGTTGCCAATATATTACTGTTGGTTGACCATTTTCATCTTGCCATTCTTCCACTTCAATAGATTGAACACCTAGAGACTCAAAATGAGATTTTGCTCTATCAATAATCTTCATAAATTAGATTATACTGTTCCTACTGTCAAAGCGCCTGTACCTTGAAAAGTAACACTTCTAGAAATAACTCCATCTAAAGTATTTGAAATTGACATTCCTGTTACAATTCCACTACCGCTGTATGAAGCATCTCCAGCTGTATTACCCTCTGGAAGTAATGTAAAAGTTAAAGATGAACCTACTGTCATTTCTTCTTGAGAAGTATCTGTTTCGTCAAAATGACATTCAACAGAACCACTAAATGAAGTTCTTCCTGCTAAAAAAGTTTTTGCAGAATCTGATAATGATGTATCTTCAACAACATCGCCTGTAGTTTCTAAAGTAAAGGCAGTTACTTCGCCTGTTACGTTAGATCCTGTTTTGACGACACCTTCTTTTCCGTGATGGGTTGCCATGATTTTTTCTCCTTGGTTTTAGTTTTCGTGTTAGCTGGTTTATATCCTAGCTTCTCATAGTGTGCAAGATTATTTTCATTTATAATAATCTCGTCATTACCTTTAAACATTTTTATATCTTTTGCCATAACGCCTTTATAATTGATTTAATCTTCTTCTTCAAGTTCTTCTTCAAAATCTTCTTCATAATCTTCGTAAGGGTCTTGATTTTCAACCTCCTCTTTGATTTCTTCACAAAGTATTGAAATCTTATCATTAAGTTTTTCTATCTTATTAATTTTCTTTAATATACTCATTATACTGTTCCAGCTTGATGTTCATACATAACTCTAACTATCATTGACACTCCACCATAAGGAAACAATGTACCGGCATCAGTTTCAATAGAAACAACTTCGGTATCTAAAGCATTTCCATTTCTAGTTATATCAGTTTCTAATGCTTCTTCGATAACTTCCATTAATTGATTTCTTGCTGTGTCAATATTTGTTTCATTTGTTTTTACAAATCCTGATACTAAAAATTCTAATGTATTAATTCTAGTTTTTGCTCCACTTCCTAATTCTTGGTCTTCTTTTATTTCTTCTTGTGTTTGAACTAATACTGCTGGGAATTGTTGTTCAGATAATTCTTCTAATGGAAAAGGTTGTCTAGTTACTTTTTTAATTGTTATAGCAGTAATACCAGAAATAGTACTTGCTATGTTACTTGCAATATTTTCTCTTGTACTCATAATTTTAATCTTCTTATTTCTTTACTTACTAAATTTTCAAATTGTTTTTTTATAACATTTTCTACTTTTTTGTTAAATCCAAAAAATGGTCTTTCAGGAAGATTGCCTGACCCTGTTTGGTGCCAATAAGCTCTCTTACCCATTCCCATGTCGTTAAAATAAACTTGTGATTTATAGTTATTAACTACTCTTGATTTCATACTTTGTAACATTCTGTTACTATCTTGTAAATCAACAATCGTCTTACCTTTAAGTGCTGAGTACTCAGGAGAGTATCCAACAAATCGACCAGAAGTATATTTTTCTCCTCTAGTAGTTTTGTCTTCAATAATTCTTCTTAACTGTTCTCCAGCTTGTTCTAATCCTTTTCTAGTAACACGAGGAAATCTTTTTAGAAATGTATTAAATTTCTTTTGTATTTTTTTTGAGTTAGTAGAGAAGTGAACCGATAAAGCCATTATCTAATAAGTCTTCCTGAACCGTGTAAGTTTTCTCTTTCAGCAACACTAATAGTTCCACTATCATCTGAATCATACTCTACACCATCTTCAAGTATTTTTTGAAACTCAATATTGTATTGGCTATTATAAAATTCAATCATTCTTTCAAATCTATCTTTATCAGCTTCAGGTCTAAATTTAGTTAATGCTGGAAAAAAGAATTTTCCTAAAAATAAATAAACACCAGCTCTTTTAAATTGATCTAAATTTACTCTAGTGTTGTCTAACTCTACTGTATTTAAAACTGTTATATCTGTAAAAACATTTGTTTTATATGTTTGCCACCATCTTATTCTTAATTCTCTTAAAATATCATCTGTTGTTAAACCTAACCATGTAGTAACTTTTGCATCGTTAGATGCTATACCAAAATCAAAAGCATCTGGTTGATATGTTTGAACATCTGAAACTGTAATAACATCTGCTCCTGTGAAATTTGCCATAATAATATTCCTTTTGTTGATTGATGGGGGATTGCTCCCCCACCAAAAGTTGCATTAATTAAAATGCCATATCAGTTACTATTTGACATCCAAAGTCATCTTTAACGATACCTGTACCGTAAGTTACAGAACCTACGATTTCAGTTGCTCTTAAAGATGCATCTCTTTGAGTCTCGATTTTGAAATCAGATTTCATAGCAAGACCTAATGATTGAGGATGGAATACACCACCTACTGCATCATCATTACCAAAAGATGTAATGTTTGCATTTTCAAAAAGATCGATACCGAATACTGTTCCAGCATAACCACTTCTTAAAATTTGCTCTGAAGATTGACCTAATGCGTTTGCACCAGTTGAGTAACCAGCCGCTGTTAGAGTTTTCTTCAAGTTAAACATAGCTTTAGGACTAAACACACCATAGTAAGGTCTAGGAATGTTTAATGTTCTTAAAGTTGCTTCAGCTTGAAGTAACAGATCAGCAGTTAATTCAATACCAGCTCCTCCTAAGTCATTTCCACCAGCAAAGTCTGAAAATAGAGCTGATAAATCTGCATCTACTTTTTTAGCAATAGCTTCACCGAAAAGTTTTCCGATGTCAGCCGCCACATCTCTTGACGCAGTATCTCTACCAAGGTCAGTTAATGTAGTCATTACTCCAACTTCAGAAGCAGTTATAGTTGCTTCAGTTGGGTTGATTGCTGTGTTTGACAGATCAGTTGCTTCAGCTACTGCCGCCGCACTGATTGTTGGATATACAGGAACAGCAATTTGCTTGCCTTGTCCTGTAATATTGTAAGTCGTAACCAACGGTCTCATAACAGAAGTTTCTTGGAAGTTAAAAATAGCTTCTTGGATAATTTCTGTGTACAGTTCCGATAGCGTTGACGATGTTGTTTCGTTTGCCATTTTATTACCTATTAATTGTTAATTGTTAATTTAGGATTTAATTTGAACCCACTTCTAGTTTTACGCATTTCTTTGTAAATCTTATAATCAGCAGGATTGTTTAAATCCAAGTCGCCTATTGATTTGGGTTGTAGGCTATTACCACCGATACTGCTCTGGCTTCCTGATCCAGACAAAGACCCTTGACGGAAATGTGGGTTAGTATCTAAAAACTCCTTTACTCTATCTTCTACAGTTAAAGGTTGTCCTTTTTCGTTATATCTGATGTTTCCATTATTATCAAGTACTTCTACTCTACCATCGTCAGATAATTGTAACTCTGATTTTAAAAGAGATACTATTTGTTCAGGAACTACAGCTTTGTTTGAAGATGCTACAGAAAGAATTTGTTTGTCAATCTTCTCAGCTACCATTTCATTTTTAATTCTTTGGATTTCCTGTTCCTTTTCAGATAATCGTTCTTGCATTATCTTTTCAAGGTCTTGTTTAGTTTTAGCTTCTTTTAATTGTTCTTGTTTAAGAAGTTCAGCTTTTTGGTTTTCTTCCTCTTGTATTTTCTTTTCGTATTTTCTTCTTTCAGCCATAACTCTTGATTCAATTATATTATTTAATTGATCTTGTGTGAAAGTCTTCTGTTGTGTTTGTTCAGAAACTTCATTTGTATTTGTTTCTGTGTTTTCATTAGTATTTTCTACTACTTTTGTTTCTTCTGACATATTACTCCTTATTCAGTTATTATTGTTCCGCTTTCGTCATACCAATCAGGGTTAACGAAGCTCCATTGATGACGACAATTATATCCTCCACGAACTAATAATGGATCTCCTGACTTCTTGCCTTTCCAAGACTTAGATGCCCAAAGTTCTTTGACTTCATCAATCGTAAATAGTCCTCCATTTCGTATATCATATTCCCCACTTCTTACAAGCCTACAATGATCTCTAGTTGTAGGAATAATATTACCAAAATACTTACACATTGTTAATCCAGCCTCTACTGACTTATGTAAATTTAAAGTTGCATCAAACTCTCTAAGACCATCATTTAGGATTTGGCCAGCATATCGTTTCATGTTTTCGCCTGACCTTGTTGTTGCATACTTAGATTGTAATGTTTGAATATTTTTATTTAATTTTGTTCTAACTAATACTCTTTGTGGTCCTGTAAGTCTTCTAACTCTAACTTCATCTTTTTTTATTTCTTTAATTAATTTATTTACAGCTTCGTCATCTGCAATAGCATAGATACCATTTATTGTTTGTCTTAGTTCAGTTTGTAGTTCTGTAAAGTTAGTTCCAACTAATGTGCTTTGATATATTTTATCTGAAATTGTTCTTGTAAATGTATTTGCTACATCTTTAAATTGACTAAATGTTTGTCTTTTAAGATTTGTTATAACAGATAAGTCAGAATCAGTTAGTTGTTGGAACTCAATAGGAATTCTACCAATACTCTTAAATGCTCTTTCAATTCTTTTCGCTTGTTTGGAATATCCCTCTCTAACAACTGTATCTGACCATTGTAAATATTCTCTTTCTAAAATTTCTCTAATGATAGGTCTTGATGCTACTGCTGACTTTAATTCAAATAGCTTACCCTCTTTTAAAGGAAGTGTTCCAACATAAGACATCACTTCTTTTTCTATTTTATCTAATGCTCTTATCAAATCTTCATAGTACTTAGCTTCAGCTAACTCAATTTGAGAGATTCTATAATTTGTCATTTGTTCAACAATATCGGACATGAAAGTTAAATATCATTAAAAGACAAAAAAACCAAGCAACAGATAAAATTAATTTTTTTTTGATTGATAACAGTTGCTCATTTTTTACAAATTGAAGCAAATCGTTTAGAACCTACAGGATGTGTAAAACCGAATGTTGTATAATAGGGAATGAAAAAAAATAGGAGTCTAAAATGATTAAGTCAAAAAAGTATTGGGATGAACTTTTTGAGAAGTCTAAGAATGAAAATTTAGAACCTTTAGAAGTCGTACCAATAGAAGAACAAGAACAAGAAGGTAAAATTCTTGATGAAGAATCAAGATGGATGTTAGCTAAACAAAAAATACTAAACGGAGGTAAATAAT